GCTCGCGCCCTGACTCGATATCGTATATGAAGCGGCATGGCTTACCTAAGACACTGAAGTCAAAAAAGGGGCCTGGATCGATTGTTGAGGGTATCGAGTTCTTGAAATCCTATGACATTGTGGTGTTTGAGGAATGCATTCATACGATCCATGAACTTACATATTTTTCATATAAGGTTGACCCGCTAACACAAGAGCCAACCAATGTTCTGCAAGATAAAACAAACCATGTCATCGACTCACTTAGATATGCGGTTGAGGCAATTCGGAAAATCGTTATTGGAGTTCATTAAATGAACATACACACAAACAGTGTTAGCTTGATAAGAGATAGGATATCTCAATATCTTGGAATGTCTCACGCTGGTGAGCGCAATTTATATACTGCCTTTGGATATCCTGCACAGATTGATGCTGAGGTTCTTGTTGGCTTCTATCGCCGCAATGATATTGCAAACCGGATCATCAAGGCACCACCACAAGCAACGTGGCGCGAAATGCCGGACATTTCAGATGAAAAGGGTGATAGTCCAGAGAAAGATACAGATTCATTTTCTGAATTCAGCAAGAGTGCTAATGACTTATTTAAACGTCATCGCGTGATTAGAGTTATGGAACGTGCTGACAGGCTGGCATCCCTCGCACGCTTTGGTTTGCTGTTCATGGGCTTTGCCGATGGAAAGAAATCAGAGGAACCCTTGCTACCTGGAGAACATAAGCTTTTATTTATAACGCCATATTCAGAACTTGGTGTGCAGGTTTCTGAGTGGGAGACAAACGTCCAATCAGCGAGATTTGGTTTGCCCGTCCGGTACAATATCACTCGGTCTTCGTTGTCAATGGATGATGGGTCATCACCAAGCCGCTCATTGCGTGTGCATCATTCTCGTGTGTTGCATTTGTCAGAATTTCTAGATCAAGATGAAGTTTATGGTGTGCCGAGATTGTTGCCTATTGCAAACAGACTTTATGATCTTGAAAAGGTTGTTGGCGGCGCAGCCGAAACATTTTGGCTGACTGCGAACAGAGGAATTGCATACTGGGCTGATAAGGAAGCCAGCCTTGAGGCTGATGAAATTGAAAAGATCAAAACACAAGCCGATGAAATGGCGCACGATCTAAGGCGCTCTATCGTTGGAACGGGAATGACTGCTCAAGTTCTTGGGAGCGAAAGTCCTGATCCAGAGCCAAACGTCACGGTCTTACTGGATTTGATTGCAGGTGCGGTTGCCATACCTAAAAGAATTCTGATTGGTTCCGAACGTGGCGAACTCTCATCAGAGCAAGATGAGAACAATTGGGCTGAAAGGATCGTTGAGCGTCGGAACAACTTTGCTTCACCAATGATGCTAGAGCCTTTCATTCAAAAGATGATTGACACTGGAAATGTGATTGAGCCAGATGGAGAATGGGCAGCAAACTGGCCAGAGGAAAGTTCACTCAGCCCTGCATCAGAGGCAGCAATTGGTGTGCAGCGTTCAACGGCGTTGGCAACATATGCCAACTCACCAGACTCACAGCTAATTGTACCACCTCAAGAGTTTAGGCGGGATGTCCTTGGCCTTCCTTCTGAAAGTGAGTTTGATGTTGATGTCATTGAAGACATTCCAGAAGACGATGATGAGGGGGAAGGCTTCAGCACAAATGTTGATGAGGATATCTCACAGAAGAAAACATTGTTTGCGTTTAGACGTGTTCGCAATCATGCGGCTATAAGGCGATGGGCAAAGTCTCAAGGCTTAAAGGACATCAACACGTTTCTGCATGTCACGATTGCCTATTCATTAAAAAGGCTTGATTGGGTGAAGGTGTGGCAACCCTTTGACGATGAAGAAAGCGACGGGTCAATGATCATAAGCAAGAGTGATCAGCGGTCCGTTGAAATGTTTGGCGGTACAAGTGCGGATAAGGAACGGTGCATTGTGCTTCGGTTCGGCTCAAGTGAATTGGAGTGGAGGCATCAGGAAATTGGATTTGCTGGTGCATCTTATGACTTCGGTGAGTTTAAACCACACATAACAATCACTGCCACCATTCCAGATGACCTTGATATAAAATCAATCAAGCCATTTAAATCTGCCATCGTGCTAGAGGCAGAAGAATTTGCAGAGATTGAAACAGAGGTTGAGTGATGTTGCATTCTCACGAACATGGGCGTTTAAACTTAGCGCTTCATAATCGCACTGATCCGACCAAGACAACCACCTTGAGGGGTCGATATGAACGCGACCTAATCAGGCGACTGAGAAAGATTGCAAAACAGATACGCGAAATCGTGATTGAGGATGATGCTTTCGGGTTCAATTCTGCACTGGTCACAAACGCTGGTCAGTTTGATTTTCCAAGATCATCGCAAAAGGTTGCTGCGTTCATTGCATGGCTCAACAGACAACAGAATGCTGGCATCTTAGAAATCACACCGGGTCAAACTTTGGAAAGCGCAGCCGAAACAAGTTGGCAAAAGATTTATTTAAGATCAGCGTATCAAAAGGGATTATCATCTGCCGCTAGCCAGATGCGGAAAGGTGGTGTTGAAGTCACTGATCGTTGGTTGGATTCAGCTTTCTTTCGTCCGATCCATGCTGATCGTGCTGGCTTGATATACACAAGAGCATTCAGCGAATTGACGGGCATCACAACAACAATGGCTGATCGTATGTCATCGACGTTGGCACAAGCTATTGTTGAGGGTGTTGGAATGCGTGAAGTCTCGGCACGTCTTGTTGCCGATGTTGGGAAAATAGGTATTGTTCGTGCTAGGCGATTGGCCAGAACTGAAATCATTAGGTCACATGCTGAAGCGACATTGAACGGATATGAGGAAGCCAAGATTGAGGGTGTTGAGGTTTTAAGCGAATTCACAACGGCTGGCGATGATCGTGTTTGCGTCACGTGTCAAGCTCTTGAAGGCAAGGTGTTTACTGTTGATGAGGCAAGGGGTGTGATTCCGGTGCATCCAAATTGCAGATGCGCTTGGCTTCCAATTGTAAAAGACCCTGGCACAATGAAGTTGCTCTGATGCTTAGAATTAAATCATGTCCGTTCTGTTGGCATTCGACCAAACATGCAAGCCGCGTGAAGTTTGGAAAGAAGAATGGTCGCAAGGGTTTCCAAGTCTGTTTAAATGATGCTTGTCATATGTTCATGCAAGAGCAACCGACGATAGGTTGTCCAGATCATGAAATCGAAGGATTCAATATCCCAGAATTGTTTGACTATTCCATACCATCAAGGCACGCGAAACAAATTAGAAAATTATTTGCACCTTTTAAAAAGGCAATTCAAGATGGCGTCAGGCGGAACAATATTAAAGAACCAAAGGTTTAAACCGCCTAAGGGTTCACCAAAGTTTTTATTGAATGCTCTTGACGACATTGGCATTCGAGAATGGAGATATGTCACAGACAGCCGTGGCCGCAAGCGCAAGGAACCAAATCCGGTTGTTCGTGAATATTCCAAGACAGTTATCAACAAGCCCAACTTTAACGGCTATCATCCAAGAAATGTTCCATGGTGTGCATTCTGGATTGGTGCCAAGCTAGCGGAAAGTGGAAGGCCACACACGGGCAATGGAATGGCTCGGTCCTATTTGCGATGGGGGCAAGACGTTGGAACAAACATTGATGATTGGAAGTGTGGAGACATTGTTATCTTTTGGCGTGGCCGGGTCAATGATGGCGTGTCTGGTCATGTCGGGATTATATTAAAATGGTCCAAGAGATATATTTATGTGCTTGGCGGTAATCAGGGTGATGCTGTCAGCATTCGACGCTTCAGTAGAGCCAAGCTGTTGGGGGTTCGTAGGCATCGCGCTTGGTGGAAATCCAAGACGCTGCAAAGTGCTGGAGGTTCGGCTAGTGCAGAAGGCGCATCGCAAACTATTAAAGAGCTTGTGCCAGAACCTTCAATTGCTGACAACGTTGCCACAACGGCAGAAGCAATCAAAGGCCCGTTGGAAGCATTGGCGCAATTTAAACCTGAAATCGTTTTTGTTCTATCTGCCATCTCTATTGCATTAGCGCTTTATGCAGCCTATAAGCGATTTGGTGATCACAAATCGGGTAAGAATGTATGATTGGGATTATCATTAAAAAGGCTTTAGGGTTTGTAATCCCTATGTGGCTTCCATATGCAATCATGGCAGGCGGCATTGCGGCGGCCTCGGCAAGCGCAACATATAAATATCTTGATTGGGTTTATGATTTTGATCAATCGAGATCAATTCGCGATGCCATCGATAGGCAAAAGGACATCCTTGAAGCAAGGAACAAGCGAGTTGAGAAAGATGCTAGGAAAATTGAACTGCTCAAACAGAGCCTTGAAGAATTGCGCCTTAAAGGCGGCACGCATGACGATGCTGTTGCTATTCCCGCTGATGATGCTTGGTTGCTCCAAAAATCTAAGTAGTCTGGAGCTTTTTCAAATTGCTTGCCCTGACTTGGATGCCAGAGATAGGCGTGTGTTTAAACAATGGCCTTCAAAGAAGCTTGACCCTGACAAGAATGGATTTCAGGGCAAAGAGGTCAAGGTTGCGATTGATAGGCGCGATGTGCATATTTGGCGAAAGAACATGGCAGGGCGGCGCATCATTGCGGACTATGACGCTTGCAGGGGAAAGAAATGATACTTTTTTTAGAGCACTTCCTAACCGTTGCAATGTCGCTTGCCGCTGCCATTTATGCATCGAATTGCATATATAAATCTCACAAAGATATTGCAATCCTGTCAATGGGCCTTGAATATAGAAGGCGGTTGATGCTTGGTGCGGCACTTACCTTTGCGGGGCTGTTCTTTCATCAAGGATGGTGGTTTATGTATGAGCTTGCAAAGGTCAAAGGTGATTTTGAACTGCAAGCGATGTTTGAGGCAAATGCATTGCCACCTATGACGGTGAGTTATTTGCTGATCAACGCTGGCATCATCGTTGTCATGTCAAGTTGGTTTGAGTTGACGTTTGGTCGTTATTGGTATGCATTCGCGGGCCTTTTGATTGCGAGCACTTTGATTCTTAGTTTTATACCTTTAAGGTAAAGAGGAATTTAAAGAGAATGGCCCATGAACAAACAGCGTATAAGATTCCAATCGACCTTGGAACAGAGGATCGAATTCCTAGAAGATTTTCAGGACGTGATGGAGGAAGGGCTGAGGAAATGGAAAGGATATCTAAAAGTCTATTTGCCAATCATCCTCATCCTTCTAGCAGGACTAGGAAAAGAGAAAACCACGGAAGTCATAGTAAAAATCCTATTGGCGGTAATTGGTGGCTGAATCATATAAATTGGGCATCTGGTTTTGTGTGGTTGTCCGTGATGCTTCTCTTTTTGATGTATGGATATGACATTGCATCGTGCTTGATGACGCATGAGTGCTTACAAGAGGGTGCCAAGTTTGAGATCAACAAGCTTCAATAATTGTTTGCAATCTGATATTTTTTTGATATATGTGAACAAATCATTTTAGAGGCTTTAAACAGATGGCAAAATGCAAATGCCAATGTGAGAATCGAGATTGCGTCTGTTCGAATAAAATATTTAAGTTAAAAGGCAATCTTTCAAGCAAACTCATTCGTCAAGAAAAATTGGATGGGCGGGCAATGCTGGTTGTTCCAATGATCATGGCCAAAT